GCGGCATGACCCTCGCGGAATGGCAAGCGTATCCGCCGACCTTGCGTGTCCAGCACCTGGCCGGCATCTACAGCAAGAGCGTCCACACGGTGCGCGACCTGTTGGCGCATGGTTCCCACAAGTTGCCGACACCGTGCGAACGGCGACCGTGGGGCGTGAACCGGGACGACTGCCGCCGTCATTACGAGACGCGCACCCTGGCGCGTCGGTGGATGGTGATCCCGGCCATCGACGGCAAAGGGCGGAGGACATCGTGAACCGGTGGGTCGTGATGCTCGAGGGGCGGATCCTTGGCTGGGTGTCGGCTCCCGAGTTTCGCCCATTGCCCCGCGGTCGTGGCTTCTGCAAGCGTCCCATTTACTGGGCGTTCCGCCGTGACGGCGTTCGAACAGAGTTCACATTCCCGAGTCGCAAGCAGGCGAGTGATTGGGTGGTTGGTGCGGCCAGAGAGGTGAAGTCATGAGCCGCCTAGACCCGGATACCGATTACGCCTTTGACGTGACCAATCTCCCGTTGCGCGAGTACGGGCTGGATGACACGCGCTTCCCCTGCCCCTGTGGTGACGAGCACTGCATCGGTGACGGCGACGACGCCATGAACATCAAGCTCGGCGCGACCTGGTATGCGGCCGACTGCGTGATGGCGAACAACCACCCGCTGGTAGTCGAGGACCGCGAGCACGATGCGCGGCAAGCAGAGAGGGCATGGAAATGAGCGCAGAAGCGGTGGCCGTCCTGTGGGCGGTGGGCATGGTGATCGCGTGGTCTGGCTGCTGCTGGTCGGCTGGTGCAATTTGGGAATTCAAGAGGGAGAAGCGATGAACCACTCAGAGCAGATCAACGAGATTGCCACGGCGCTGGCGAAGGCCCAGTCCGTCATTGAGGCGGCGGTGAAGGACAAGACCAACCCGCACTTCAAGAACGACTACGCCGACCTGTCGTCGGTGTGGAACGCCTGCCGTAAGCCGTTGACCGACAACGGCCTGAGCGTGGTGCAGACCGCCGCCGACGACAGCGGGCGCGTGGGCGTGACCACGCTGCTGATGCACTCGTCGGGCCAGTGGATCGCGGACACGCTGTTCATGCGGCCGACGAAGGACGATCCGCAGGGCGTCGGTTCCTGCATCACCTACGCCCGCCGCTATGCGCTGGCGGCGATGGTGGGTGTGGCCCCGGCCGATGATGACGGCAACGCGGCCAGCGAGAAGCCGAGCGGCAAGCCTGTCGCAGTCGCGCAACAGGCACCGAAGGGTTACGCCGACTGGCTGACCGATTTGGAAGCGGTGGCCGACGAAGGCACCCAAGCCTTGCAGAAGTCGTGGAAGGCCAGCGATGTGGCGCTTCGTGACCACCTGACCAAGACCAACAACAAGGCGTGGGAAGTCATCAAGGCCCGCGCTGCCAAGGTTCCCGCCACGGTGACGGCGTGAACTTCACCATCATCGACGCCCCGCAGCGATCACCTGAGTGGTTCCAGGCCCGCGCCGGTAAGCTGACCGGCTCCAAAGCATGGCTGGTGACGGACTTCCTCAAGAGCGGCAAGGAATCCGCCCCCCGCCGAGACTACCGGATGCAGTTGGTGTGTGAACTGCTGACCGGCCGGCCGCAAGAGGACGGTGATGGGTTTGTGAACGCGGCCATGTTGCGCGGCATCGAGCTCGAGCCCGCGGCCTTTGCCGCCTACGAGTCGCTGACGGGTTTGATGGCTGTTCGCACGGGGTTCCTGGCGCACAACACGCACCACGCCGGCTGTTCATTGGACGGGCATCTGGACAACTTCAAGGGGCTGCTCGAAATCAAGTGCCCCAAGAGCGCCACGCATCTGGGCTACTGGCGCGGGCCGTCCACGGCTCCCGACGATCACCTGCCGCAGATCGTTCACAACCTGTGGGTGACGGGCGCGGACTGGTGCGACTTTCTGAGCTTTGATGATCGCTTCGACGGGGCGATGCAGACGTTCCTGGTGCGCGTGAAGCGTGCGGACGTGGACATCCCGGCCTACGAAGCGGCGGCGTTGAAGTTCCTAGCCGAAGTGGCAACCGAAGTGAATGCCCTTAAGGGCTGGAAGGTGGTGGCAGCGTGAGCGAGACGAAATACCCCGACGACCGTGGCGCACTCTGGATCGACAGCGAGAACAAGATGTCCGGCACGCTGAATGGCGAGCGCGTGGTCTGCTGGCGGAACGACCGCAAGACCCCCGGCAGCAAGCAGCCTGACTGGCGCATCAAGGCCGACAAGGGCAACCCGAAAGCCGCCGCCGCCAACGAGACCGACCAGCGCGAACCGATGACCGACATCGACGTTCCATTTTGATCATGGCGCACATCCACACCTGCGTTGACTGCGACGACGACTTCTCCTGCGACGAGCCGGAGATTGACAGCGAGTTCCGCGAGGGCTGCTCGGTGGAGCCTGACCGCTGCCCGTCGTGTCGTGATGCCGAAGTGGTGGAGGCACCGCGTGGCTAACGCGGCCCTGGCACCCGGTGCCCTGCACGTCGAGAAACGGGTCAAGTCGTCCGCGAAGTCTGACCGCGAGGTGTTCGCGCACGTCTCGGAGCGGGATGGTCTGCGGTGCCGCGCCTGTAGCGCGTACTGCGGCATCGACATTGAGCGGCATCACCTGCGTGGGCGGAAGTACACCACGGTTCAGGATTGCTGCTGCCTGTGTGAAGACTGCCACGGGCTGTTGCATGTCCGTGTGGGCGGGAAGCTGCTGAAAGTTCACGGCAATGCGGAGCAGCGGAGTCCATTTGGTGTGCTGAACGGATTGACGATCGAGACGCGGAACAACGACGGCACCTGGCGCGTGGAGTCGGGCCGATGAGCGAACCCCTGGTCCTCCCGCGCAACTGCGCCAACTGCGCCCACTTCGACGGTGAGCACTGGTGTGCCTTGGGCGAGCAGGCGAGAGTGGTTGGGTTCATTTGGGCCGCGCCCCTCGTCGTCTGTGCGAAGCATGAACCCCAAGAGCCTGAGATTGAAGGCGCGGCGGTATGAATACCGCGCTGATGTTCTCGTCCAAGTCGGACGAGTGGAGTACGCCGCAGGCGACATTCGACGCGCTGGCCCGTGAGTTCCCCTTCACCGTGGACTTGGCCGCGACCGCCGAGAACGCGAAGTGCCGGCAGTTCATCACGGCCCACCACAACGCGCTGAACCGCGACTGGTGGGAATACGGCGATTACGGCTGGCTGAATCCACCCTACTCGCTTGGCCTGTGCCCCAGATTCATCGCCAAGGCGGCAGAGGAGCGCCGGAAGGGCTTTACCACGGTCATGCTGCTGCCGGCGCGGACGGATACGCGGTATTTCCACGACTACATCTGGGACGCCGAACGTCACCAACCAAAGGCGAATGTGCAGGTGCGATTTATCAAGGGCCGGTTGAAGTTTGGCGACGCCGCCAACTCCGCGCCGTTCCCGTCGATGGTTGTGGTGTTCCGACCATGACAGCCATCGAGCGCATCGAGCGCATCCAGATCGACATGGCGGGGGACCAGCAGCCATCGCCGGCCCAAGTGCGCGAGTTTGAACTGGCGCTCTGCGGCTTGCTGGGGCAGTTCGCCCGCGAAGCGACATTAGCCGAGATTGAATTTAAGCGGGTGATCGCGGCCTCGAGGATCGGGGCGAAGTCAATCGCGGAGGCCAAGGTGGTGGCGGAAGCGCAGCCGGCGTATGGCACGTATCGGCTCGCGGCGATGAACGCCGAGCAGTGTTTGGAAATGGTGCGGACCTGCCGCGGGTTTAGTCGCAGCTTGTCGGAAGAGATGCGGTTGCAGCGGTGAGCAGAACGCCGCTCCCACGTCCCAAAGCAGAGGTGACTGCGATGATTTTCGTTGCCCGTTCGTATTTTATTCCGCTGCGGTCCGAGGTTACACGATGACCTGGATCAAGCTCGACGACAACGCCGTCGATCACCCCAAAGTCGCCAGCCTGACCGACAAAGCCTTCCGCTGGTGGGTGCGCGGCATGAGCTACTCCAGCCGCTTCCTGACGGATGGTGTGCTGCCTATGGTGTTCTGGAAGCAGGCCCCGAATCAGATTCGTGTCGAGTTGTCAGCGTTTGGATTGTGGGATTGGCACGATCCCGACTTCCGTATTCATGACTACCTTTCACACCAGTCCAGTAAAGAATCCGTCACGAAGAAAAAGGCGGACACTGCTGCCCGCGTGAAGGCCCATCGAGCACGCAAGAGTAACGGCGTTACTAACGCAAGTAGTAACGCGCACGTAACAGCGTCAGAGAACAGAGATCAGAGTCCAGAGATCTTTCCCCCCGTAGCCCCCCAAGGGGGGCGGCGAAATGTCCGACGCGAGGCGAAGCAAATCCGGAAGGGCTGGGGCATGTGCTCACACCGGCCGACGTGCATCTCGGAAGCCGTCTGCGTCGAGATCATCGCGGCTGATCTCTCGGCAAAGCGCAGGGCGTCATGAACTGGCAACGGCAATTCGCTGAGGGTGCCTGTGCGGGGTGCGCGTTACCGATTCATCCCGGTGAACCGGCGCGGTTACTGACCAAGCGGAAGGGCGTGTTCTGTGCGGCGTGTGCGGCCCGGCGATTGCTCGAGCAGCCGCCCACGGACATGCCCACGCAAGCGGCGAAGTCAGCGCGGGTCTACGTCGGCGACGGGCGCTCAGTGGCACCGGGGTTCTCAGGCTTCAATCGTCTTGATGCAGCCGGCACGGTGCGGAAGGCCATCCTTGACCGCCGCGGGTTGAGCGTTGATCCCCGTGCGCGTCAAGTGGGGAGCGAATAGCCAATGAGTTTTCCCACACGCACGGGCATTCCCTGCGCTCACTGCCACGTTTGGTTCCGCCCGAGTCATCCCCATCGGGCGAGGTATTGCTCTCGACGGTGCGCGGCAGATGGGCGCTCTCGGGCGTCACGGGTCGCGGCCGGCCGCAAGGGCGGACTGGCGAAGGTGAAGACACCGACAGATTGGGCCGCCATTGCCCTTTTCAGCCCCGTGGCGGCGTTTCGATTGGGTCGGTCGGTGCGGAAGGCGTGGCTGGGGAATCGGATGCAGGAAGCGCGGCGGGCCGGGTACGACGCGGGCTACGAGGCCGCGTGTGAGTCGTGCGCCAACCTAGGGTGGCAGACCCCTGCACGGAGGACAGCATGAGCGCCACCTTACGCGAAGCGGTCGCGGCCCACTTCAAGGCGCACCCTAATCAGTGGGTCTCGGCCTACACCCTGATGGAGATTGGCGGCCGCATGGCGTGGCGCACCCGCGTGTCCGATGTGCGCCGGATGGGCCTCACCATCGAGAACCAGGTGCAGCGGGACGGGGCGGGCGTGGCGCAGAGCTTTTATCGGTACGTGCCGCCTGTAGTGTTGAAGCAGGCCGGGTTGTTCACGGAGGTCGCGTAATGCGTCGAGCGGCAAGAATCGACAACACCGCGAAAGCCTTAATCGCCTACGCGGAATCGCTCGGCTTCGTCTACTGCCCGATCAACGGCACGGTCGATGGCGTGCTGGCGTGGGGCCAAGCGACGACCGTGGTGGACTGGAAGTCCAAGGGTGGGGAATTGACCCCCGCGCAGGCCAAGCTCGTCGCCAAGGGCTTCCCGGTGCGGTTTATCAGCAAGCCTGAACAACTCGACGCGCTCCGGGCGGAGTTGATGCGATGACCTGCACTCGTTGCCCGCGGCCGGCGCGTCTCTCTGGTCGCTCGCCCCTCTGCATCGTCTGCAAGGTGGGCATGAAAACCTCACGACTCAGGAAGCGCAAGTTATCGGGGAATGAACAGGAACAGCAAAGACGCCTGATGGCGCGGAGGGTCGCATGACACTGACACCCTGGTTGATCTGGATCACACAGCATTGGCTGTTAGTGCTGGTGTGGGCCTCGATTGTGATCTGCACGTCGTACATCATCGGCGCGGCAGTCTCTGCGATCGCGTTCGCCAACGAGGCCCGCAAGGCCGACGCGCAGCGGCAGGTGCTGGAGCGGGCGCTGGAGGCGTCCCAGCGTGTGGAGAACGACAACCTGCGGCTGCTGCGGGCGTCACGGCCGGCAAGAGCCGCGGGGCTGCGGTCGGATGTCAGGAAGGTGAGTTGATGACCAATGAAGGCGTGCTCCTCGTCATCGTCGGCCTGGCCGCTGGCTTTGCACTCGGCCACGCGCACGCCTGGCGGTTTGCTCGCAAGCTGGAACACCATCGCGTGAGGTTAATGGATTGGGATCAGTCGTTCGACGCGCACGCGGAGGTTCATGGTGCGGCGACGATCACACCCTTGCGGGCGAGTCGAGGTGACCGATGAGTGACATCAGACAGACTCACGCGCCAGCGGTGGAGCCGGAACCGATCTACACGGCGGGGGAGATTACCGACCCGGCGTTCTATCGGGAGCCTGCCCTCCCTCTGGCCCCGACACCGCCGGAGCCTGACACTGCGCGACTTCGTAGAGGAGAAGCGAAATGAGATATGAATTGGTCGGCCAGTTGCCGCTTCACCAGTATTGCTATGTGGACACGTCTTTCACCCACAAGCAGCCGGACGCATCGAGCATCCCGGCGATCTGGTTTGGCTTGGTGAGTTATCCCGGCCGGGCCCTCGGCTGTACGGTTCTACTCGAGAACGGGGCGGTCTATCGCAATGTGCCACTCCACGCACTGGCCCACACGCCGGAAGGGTTGCATATCCCGTGGGGGCCGCAGGACGCCCAACACTGGGACTGTTATAGCTCGGGCTTCACCACGCTGGCTTACGACACTTTATCGGGGCTTGCGTGTCTCGCAAAGACCGCCCCCGGCGAGCAGCGCGAGGGCGCATACCTCTGCACGATCGCGCCGATTGGGGACGCGTACTCTGCGGTGCCATCACAGAGCAAGGAACTGGTGCTAGTGGCTTTGACCAACGGGCGCTACACGCTACAGCCAACCGACCGCGTGGTGTTTCGAGATGCGTCATTCACGGTGGGCGACCTAGCGTTTCCGCGTGGGCTGCGGCGGCAGGACGAGACGTATTCGGCAGAAGTGGAACAGCCAGTACGCACTCAAGGGATGAGCCGCGCCGACCGCCGCCAAGGGTTTAAAGATGCCATCAAGGGAGAGCCGGTATGACGGTCTTGACCACCGAACAGCGCCGGCACGCCCTCCAAGCCACACTCGCCGCCCGCCTCGAGCTCGCCATCGCTGACCAACGCCTCAAGCGGTCCATGATCGTCCCGTGCGCCAGCACGTTGCGGAATCTCCTGAAGGGCCGCAACGTCACCCTCGCCACCCTGGTCGATGTGGCCGACGGTGCCAACCTCGATGTCGAGATCGTGCTCCATCGCCGCTAACGCGCAATATCTTGTGCAGGAAAGTGCTTTGATCCGCAAAGGCAGAGGCGCATTCTTGACGGACATGGTGCCGTGTCGTCCCACGCCTGCCAGCCCCACCGACCCCAAACACTTCGCGCTCCTCTTCACCCGCGCCCGACTCCGACGCGGCTGGACCCTCATCCGCCTCAGCACCGAAGCCGAAGTGAGCGCCGACACCGCCCTGAGAGCCTGCACCCACGGCCGATGCTCCAGCACCACCGCTCTCCAGTTGGCGCACGCGCTCGGCATCCAATTGATCCCCGAGACCCAACCGCGTGAGGGGGCCCGTGGATAACTACTTCGCCTCTGACGCCTATCGCGCCTGGCGGGCCAAAGTGCCCTTCACCAACGAGGCCATCGCCGCCGCGTTGCGTGCGGAAGCCGACCGCTGTGACCAGATGTTGGATGGACGCCACAAAGACGGCCGCGCCTCGGTCTTCTACCGCCAACGCGCCGACGCCGTCGAGGCCGGGGCCGTCACAGGCTACGATGTCCGCACCACCCTCGCCGTTCTAGTGCAGGCGTGCGGGATCTGCGGGAAACGCGCCCTCTACCGCTACGGCGCTTACGGACGCTGCCGCGCCCACAAGGACCACCAGACGGCGGCCTTCCGCTACATCAAAGAACAACACAACGCCAAAAGCGCGTCGTTCGGCACCGCCGCCACGCATCGTGACGCCCTGACCCTCAGCCGCGAATCCCTCCGACGCGCCAAGGCCGCCCGTGGATAAACCCTCACCGCCGCCAGAGACCCTCGTCACCTGTGAGGAATGCCTCTACTACGACGCCCTCACCGACGAGAAGGGAAACTGCCGCCGCTACGCCCCACGCCCCACCCTCCTCGCCAACGACCGCGTCACCACCCAATGGCCCATCGTCCAGGTCTACGACTCCTGTGGTGATGCACGCTCCATCCACAGCTAACCCCATGCCCGACGACCTGACACCACCAGCCCTTGAGGTGACAAAAAGTGTCACCACCACAGATGCCGACAGTAACTATCTGTCGCCCACACCCGTCACCGACGCACAAGCCCTCGAACTCCGCAAATTGACCGATGACGGAATGACCGTCGCTGCCGCCGGGCAGCAGCTTGGAATCGGTCGACGTCGCGCCTATCGCATCCTCTCGCGCTTCGACGCCGAGGCCGACTTGGTCGCCAAGTCTATGCGTATCAGTGAGTTAGAGCGCATGGAGGAGTGGGCCGCGGCGTGTCAGGTGGCGGCGAGTAAGGGGGACCACCGGCCGGCGAAGGACTGGTTGCTGCACGCCAGGTCGATTGAACCGGTGGTGGATGCTGGCAACCAGGGGGCTCGTATTGCCATCATCATCGGCACACCCGAGGCTCCGATCCGGGTTCACCCACCACAACCTGTAGTGGTTGACGCGATCGACCTATAAGTAGGCCCGTATTCATTGGGCTTTATGGCAGGGTCTGATAATGTAGCTTATGTATACTCAGCCCCTGCCGTAAGTATCTATCAACACAACAACTTACAGGCGCACGTTAACATAAGACCTTATGGAAATCCAGCGTGGTCAGGACGCCACATCCGGCCCGCGCCCACCCCACCCCGGTCCCGTGCGGGCGGATCGACGGGGGACCCTACCGCCAGGCCGTGGACAGTCCCAGCGGGTGATTTTTTCCTGAAATTGGGTGTCTGGGGTGTTGGCGTGAATCTGCGGAAATGGGCCGATCAATGGCACCTTGCCATCGTGTGGAGACTGTGGGGATGAGTAAGGTGTGGAGTCGTGGGGAGTGGCTGTTGCGTGTGAAACGGGAGTGCCCGTCGTTTTATAACCTGGTGATATGTCAGGCGTCCACGGTGGATTATGTGTTCACCCCTGGCCGACAGATACAGGTGCGCTTTCTGTCGCCGGTGGCGTTAGAGGCGTTTAAGACGGGGGTGCCGATGCTGCGTCGGCGGGGCTTGATTACGGACGAAACGGTCTATGTGGAGTATGTGCAGTGAGGGGAAGCACACAACGTATGCCGTCGCAGACCCGCACTGCTAAGAAGCACCGAGTCCGATTCGCTGTGCTGTTTCTAACATGGATCTGTGGGTGAGAAGACCGCAGATGTGAGGGTGAGGTAAATCATGGCGAAAACGTTCCATGTTGGGGATCGGGTGGTATGGACGCCGGTCGTGTCTCTGGCCGGCCCCTACCAGGCTGTGATTGACTGGATATTTCCGAGCGGTCGGATTCGGATCAACGTCCAGTTGAATGGGCCTTTTGACTTCTTCGTGATCACCACGCATCGGCGGCTGGACCGGGACAAAAGTGGGGGGGGTATATCCCGCAGAAAGTTTTGGGGGGCCTGATGGGGGTGATCGGGTCGGGGCCGGTGCAGGAACTCATGGCGTCACTGGCGCAGTGCTGTTGGTGTGGGGACCGCTTGTTCCGAGCGAAGCAGGGCGGGGTGTGGGGGCCGTGGGGGTGTTGCCGGCCGGGGTGCTGGGACCGGCAGATGGCGTGGTCGGTGCGGACAGCGGACGGGTGGTTGTTTTGTCCGGTGCCGAAGCAGGTGGAGTTTTTTGAGGCGACACGGCGGGCGCAGCGGGTGTTGTTTGGCGGGGCGGCGGGGCCGGGGAAGAGTCATGCGCTCCGGTGGGGGTTGTATCGGGATGCGCTGCGGATTCCCAATCTGAACTGTTTGCTGTTGCGGCGGACGTTTAAGGAGTTGGACCAGACGCACTTGCGGGATATGGCGCGGGAAGTCGAACCGATTCTGGGCGGGCGGTATTTGTCGGGGGACAAGGTGGCGAAGTTCCCGAATGGCAGTGTGATCCAGGCGGGGCATTGCGAGTCAGAGAGTGACGCGATGCAGTACTTGTCCACCGAATACGACCGGATTGTGTTTGACGAGCTCGTCACCTTCCCGATGGGCACGGCGCTGGAGATTATGTCTCGCGCCCGCACGTCGAAGCCGACGGTGATTGAGGAGGGCGGGGCGCAGGTGTGGGCGGGGAGTAACCCTGGGGGCCGCGGGGCGTTGTGGGTGAAGAGTTTCTTCGTGGACCGGGTGGTGGACCCGGAGGAGTTCCCGCACTACGACCCGAAGCGGTATGCGTATGTGGATGCGCGGCTGAGTGATAATCCGTACATCGATCCCGCCTATCGGCAGACGCTCGAGGAGTTGCCCGCGATGCGTCGGCGGCAGTTGCTCGAGGGCGACTGGCTCGCGTTTTCTGGTCAGTTCTTTGATTGGTTGCCGACGAAGGACGGGCAGCCGTGGCATGTGGCGGATGGAGGGCTGACGGCATGAGGGTGAGTGACCTGCGCGTCGGCCTCGGCCTCGACTGGGGGAACGCCTCGCCTGGCTGCGTGGTCTTCGCCGCGGCCCTCCCGAACGGCCACGTCCACGTCTTCGATGAATACAAATTCCAACGCATGACCGCGAAAGACGTGGCCGCCGCGGTCAAAGAGAAGTGCGCGGACTGGGGCTTATCGCGGGTGCCGTCCTGTGCGTGTGATCCGTCGCTGCTGCCGGCCACCACGGGGGAGCAGGGCGAGTGGATCGGCCTGACGCTGATGCGGCATGGCTTGCCGGTGCATCGGGTGTCGAATGACCGGGTGAACGGCTGGCAGCGGGTGCATGAGGCGCTGGCGATTGACCCGATCACCGGCACCCCGTGGCTCACCGTGCATCCCCGCTGCAAGTATGGTTCACGCACGATCCCGCTGATGGTGCAGTCGCGCAACAACCCCGAAGACCTCGATTCTGACAGCGACGATCATTTTGCCGACAGCCTCCGCTATCTGCTGATGGGGGGCTTGCGACCGGACACCGGCCGCAGGACACCCGCAGAAGTGCCAGCCTACAGCGGGGCGTGGTGGCGCAAGATGAGCGGGAACCGTAATGCTCGAGGAGTCCT